CTAGAGGGCGCGTTGCGCCGTTGTTTTCTGCTGTTGAGCGAACAGCGGAGAACCTGCTTTTATACAATGTGTGGGCCCTTGGGCCATTGCCTTCCTCCAAAGGAAAGCCTATGTTGCCATCGACAACAAGGCGGCTACCGATTTGGGCTTGTTAGCCTGATACGGCCTGCCGCGCAGTGCGATGACCACGTATGGCGCGACCTGGCTACATAGCTGTTGGGCTAGTAAAGGCCTGCGCCATCTGAAGTGCGACACGAGCGCTCGTGCCGGCTGGACCCGGCATGGTCCCGACGGCAAATCGCACAACATTGCCGATCTTCCGCAGGATGTTCTGCAGACTCTCGGTGTTGGCGTTAGCGCTGGCTCCGGAAAGTCCGGTGCTGGTGAAGGGTTCCCATTCGTACACGCAAGTCAGTTTCCACTGCCCGTTGGGGACGCCGGCGACGGCGTCAACGCCGGAAGCCACTCCGAAAATTTGGCCTCCGACACCCTGGGAGGTGTCAGTGGACACACGCGGGACCTCGTCAGCAAGGCTGGGGACCCACTTGACCTCGTGTTTGAAGGCGCCGTTCGCGCCTTGCTTCTCACATGACGCGAGTAGCTGGGCGGCACTTGGCGTCTCCGTGGGGTCAACGAGGCGTGACGGCGAGTAGCCGATGCCCACGATGCCCTGCCGGCCAGAAACCGGACCATTCGGCACCCACTCGAGGCACGCCGCCTTAAGCCGGTACGACCGGGCGGACGTGCTGAGAAAGGGCGCGATGGTGGTGGAAACGGGTGCAATTGGGTTGCCCAATGAACCTGCCACGGTGCCAGTGATCATGGTCCTGCCGGAGGCGAATGTGGCGTAGCACGAAGTCGCCGTGCCCACCAGACCCGCCGGGGGGGTGAACCAATCAACGGTGCGGACGCTGTACCCCAAAGCCGTGCCTTGATAGGCCGGCGGGATGTTTACGTCTGCACCGCATGGGTCGCGAAGCAGGTCAAGATGGCTGGGCATCGGTCGATTGACGCGCGTGGAGCGCGCCTTCGGCCGTGTCAGCCTCGCCTGCACCTTCCGGGGCTTGGCCAGGGCTTTGCCCTTGGCGCTCGCTTTCTGGGACACCATTCGACCAGCAACAGCTGATGCCGCTTATAGCTATAGTCACGCGGAACTCCGTGGAGTGCGCGTGCGTTTTCCTACTGTGTATATGGAGGAGGCCCCCTGTATAGCTGGGGAGCTGCCGGACTTTCTGGAATGCGGTCGCCGGCAGGCCGCGGGGGGGGGCGTCTAAAGCCAAACGCAGGCCAGCTTCTCAGCGCGAGGCGCTACAGAGAAGCGGACGCCCATGAGGTCGCCAGGCGTGCGGGCGGCGCGGTACACACCAATCGCCTGCCGCACGTCCTCTTCGGCGACCTCAAGATCAGCGGCCATGTAGCCGATGAGCAAATCTCCGTCCTCCTCGGTCACGGGATATGCACCGGCAGCTGCCTTGCGGACATAATCACGGTCCATCGCATCGATTGCCGTACGCGGATAGACGCGCAGCAAGGCGGACGCATAGTCCGCCACGAGCGGGGTGATCGGGTCACTGGCCAGCACTCCGGCCCACTTCGCACCGAACCCGGCGTCACCGGGGCGCGACAGGGCCAACTTGCCGAGGCACCTGTCAACGCATGGGTAGGAGGCTAGCGTCCGCGACAAGTCCGGGTAGACGCGAGAGTAAAACTCAACCCGTCCGTCGTACCACGTGTCGATCTTGATCGTCATTCCGAAAGCACTGCTGAGGCGCCTTACCTCCGCGCTCGCCCACTTCGGGATGACGCCGTCGTCACCACCAACCAGGCACACTCCATCCGCTAGGAAAGCCTTGGCGAACATGTATACCTGAACCTCGAGCATGCTTGGCCACACAGCCGACGTGGCCCGCAGGCCGGCAGACCGCAGCTTAGTGAGCGCGCAACCGGCAAGCGAGAAGACGAGGTTGATGATGGTATTCAGCCAAGTCGTCAACCGGGAGCCACTGATGTTCCCACCCGAGGTGCGAAATCGCACCTTCTCCGCTCCGAGACTGGCATAAATACTGACGACGTGCTCAGATTCGACCAGCGCGCGTAACGCGGCTGCGTCGGACCCAGAGAACATTGACACGAGGATATCGTCGCTGATCAACTCGCGCAATAAGATCGACACTGTGTCGTCCATGGCAGTATAGTCGCTACCACAGAGTTCCGCCCTAGCGTGGATCTCCCGCAACGTACGCGCGAGCTCCACTGGGCTCTTCCCGGGGGCCCACGCTGAAATCAGGCGCTTCACACGCGCCTCAACGGGGTACATGAACCGGGACAACTCTATGGTGTGCTCCGTTGGGCAGAGCACGATCTTCCGCCCCTTGGCGGCATTGAGGGTCTCCCCCTTCGGGTTGACCCTGACACGTAGCTTGGCTTCGGTGACCGCGCCATTGTTGAACAGCACATCGTTCCGCGCCCGCTGCAATGGTAAGCGCTGTATCTCACGGACCTCCTCCGCCGTGAGGGGCACAAGCGGCCCCTCGCTGGTGAGCAGGTCCCGGATGGCGCGCGCAGCGGCCTTCACGGCGATGAGGTCCGTCGCTCGGACGTCGTCGGCCCCCACGCGGTTGATACGCTGTTGCATGCCCTTCACGGACACGAAGAGACTCGCCATCAAATCGGCACTCGCGACAGCCGGGGCCACCGGGCAGGGCACAGTAGTGCCCCGCCTCCCTGGCTCCGGGTCGTACCCGCTGACGAGAGGAATGAAAGCGCCGGACTCGGACCCGCTCGAGTGCAAGCAATTTACAGCACTCATGAGCAGAACGCGTGCGGCCTGGTCGTCCGGCGGGATGCCGATGCTCTTCGCGTGGGCCTGCAGGTAGTACACAGTGAGGTGTGGGACTCCGCCCTTGGCGTCGTCCCGTGCCTTCTTCTGCAGGCTCACGAACTGCGACTCTGGCACGTTAAGACATGTGCCATCGCGGACAGCCTCGTAGCGCAAGCTGTAGAACCCTGGCTCCCCGGGCGGCCGCACGAGGGCGGCCACCACGGGGGCGTCGGGCGGTCCAATTACCTCGACCCCGACATGTCGTCGTACCTGGTTGAAGCGCAGCCCTGCCGCTGCGGCAAGCCGCCTAAACGAATATGGCGACAACGCCTCCCACGATACCGTGGGGCAAAGTACGACGATGCACCGTGTGCTATCGGACGGGGACGGGATTCGCTCGATATCGTACAAAACCCGCCCGATGAGAACGTTTTCTCCCGACCAGTCCCAAAGGGCATGATGGTACTCCCGGCCACCGCGCACGGACTCGTGAAACACCCCATCACGGTCGATGTACCAAGTCGCCTGCCCCGAACGCCCAGCCACCGCGTTGGGAACAACGGTGTAGAACGCAATCGGGTGGCCCTCGAACTCCTCAAAGTCCTCCGGCGTCAGGTAAAAGTCCTGGTCGACCATGGTGATCAGGGCGTTTGCGGGCACCGGGTCGTTACGGGCCTATGCCGCGTAATCCGAAACCCAGTGGCACCGGCGACGCCCGAGAATGGGTAAGCCTGTGCCAGTCGCCATGCGCGCCGTACGGCGCGCCAGGGACAGGTCGTAGCGCTGAAGGCCTAAGTCGTCAGCGAGCCGCGTGAGGGCCGTGTCCGCCCCGTAGCGGTCCCCCGCGTTCGCAGGGTGCCCGTGGTTCTTCCCATAACCTTCCGGGCTTGTGTTGCCAAATTCCAAGCGGCGCGCGTTTATCTTAACGTGCGCGCCACAGTCGCGTTTGTAACGCGTTAGCAGGTACTCTGCGAGCACTGCGCGCTTGGCATAGCCCTCCCACAGGAGGCCAGCCCCGGCGCAGCCGAGCAGAACTTTCACTTTCGAGCCCATCGTGAGGAACTCTCAGGACGGGTACGAACTCGC